GTGAAAGTACAGAGTCCATCAGATGGAGTAGTAGAAATCAGATTCATCATGCAGGATGGAACTATTCCGGGGGAGGCAACACTCCAGGAAGTGGCCACATTTCTCCAGAATGAAAAAATCAGACCGCTCACTGACAAGGTAGAAGTAAAAGCACCGGTGGCACAGAACTACGCAATCAACCTCACATACTACATCGCAGAAAGCGATAAAAATCAGGCATCGGCAATACAGCAGAATGTAAACAGCGCAGTGGATGCCTACAAGATGTGGCAGTGCGAGAAAATCGGCAGAGACATCAATCCATCGTATTTGATGAGACTGATTATGAATGCCGGAGCAAAAAGAGCAGTCATTGCGAGTCCGGAATTTGCAGTAGTATCGGCAGAAAACATTGCACTGTGCACAACTGTCACAGTGACATATGGAGGTGTGGAAAGTGATTAAATTTGAAGATAGCGAAATCACTCAAATACTCCCAGGAGCATTGAAGAGCCTGCCGGAAGTAAAAGCCATAAGCTATGCAATAAAGAATGCGATGGGGAAACTCATCGCATTTTCTCATCTCGCAAGTGTATATACAGCAATCGATGAGCTGCCAGAGGCAATACTGGACCTCCTGGCAACAGAACTCCGCTCTCAATATTACGAGAAGGACATGAGCCTGGAAGTAAAGAGAGACATCCTCAAGAAAACCCTCCTGTGGTACTGCCACGCTGGAACACCGAGCGCAGTACAGGAACTGGTGGAGGCTGTATTCGGAGAAGGGCAGGTCGCAGAGTGGTTCGAGTATGGTGGAGAACCATACCGATTCAAAATCAAGACAAATGCAACACTGACACCGAATATGAATGAGGAATTCTCATCCATCATCCGCAAGGTAAAGAATACCAGGTCACATCTGGAAGCAATCGAAATCAAGAGAACCATCACACAGACCTTGCATTCCGGAGTCGGACAGTTTACCGCATACAAGCATCCGGCCATCATTGACGGATACAAAGTAGACAGAGAGGCAACTGTGGAACAATACACAGGAGTCGCAGGATTCACTTCGAGCAAGCCGGCAGCAGTAATAGACGGATACGAAGTGGAGAGAACAGCAGAGGGCGAAACTTTCATCGGTACCGCACAGCAATACCAGACAAAACCGGCTGCCATTATTGATGGTTTTGAAATAAATGCGGAACCTGTAGAGCAGGAGAACTACATCGGTATCGGTGCAAGTAGCCAATATAAAAATCAAAGTATAACAGAATAGGAGGACTACAGATGCCACAACCATTCAATGCTGCGGTCATGACAAACGCAGGTGCAAAATTGCTCACACGAGCACAGGCTGGAGAAATTCAGATTGAATTTACCAGAATTGCAGTCGGTAATGGAACATATTCGGATTCAGAGAAGCAGATGGCAAATCTCCAGAAGAGAACAGCGCTCAAGGCACTGAAAAACAGCTATCCACTCTCAAAAATCAGAGTATATGAAGAGTACAGTGTATTTGTATCAGCGCTCATCACGAACCAGGACCCGATTACAAAAGCAACTCTGGTAAAAGCAGGATACTACATCAATGAGATGGGTCTCTATGCGAAAGTAAAGGGAGGAGATAGTAGCACAGAAGTACTCTACTCCATCACAACCACTGCAGGAGAGGTAGGAGATTTCATGCCTCCATACAACGGATACAATCCGGCTCAGATTACCCAGGAATATTATGCGACAGTCAATAATTCCATGGATGTGACAATCCAGACCGGTACCGGAGCTGCACTCCTGGCAGAGGATGCAAACAAAATTGTGGATGACACCACAAAGAAAATCTATCAATGGGGAGTAGACAATGGACTCCTCTACTACAAGGAGGTAACAGAGTAACATGAGCGAAAAAATCTATGTAGCTGATAAAGAAACCCTGGACAAGGTATACAATTACCTGGTCGAAGCAAATCCGGTATTCGGATTCATTGAGCACAACGATGTAATGAGTGCGACTGCGCGAATCGAATACATCGGAGCAAATAAAGACTATACACCGATTTCCCTCAACAAGAGCACCGGTGTAATGTCACTCAACAGCTGGGCAGATTTCCCTGTCATCCTCGGCAACAAGCCATACATGGTCAGAAGCGATGGTACACCGGACTACAGACTCAATGAGAGCGACTATACTCTCAAGGAAGATGGAACAGCATCCGATATCGCAAATCTGGAATATGACGGAGGAGCATTTGCATGGCTGCCTAAGATTTACAAGCAGGAATACATGCAGGGCGAAGACAGAGTGGTCAAATTCTGCATGAGTCCACTGGAAGGATTTGAGCCGGTAGGCTTCGTGGATGCAAACAACAACGAACTGGAGGGATTATGGATTCCGATGTTCTATGGAAGCATTGACGAAGGTGGAAAGATGCGCTCGCTGTCCGGATTACAGCCGAGTTATAACACAACCACTGCAGCAGAGAAGACTGCAATCGATGCATTCTCTTCCAGAGCAGTGTTCCTGGGAGGGGCAGCAGTGGAGACTATCACTGATCTGCTCATCATGTTCGCAAAGAGCACAAACACCCAGGATGCATATGGAAATGGCAACATGAGCGGATACATTGCCGATGAGGATGTTCCTACTCATGGAGTGCTCGCAAATGCAGTAGTGAGTGGCGGTCAGTTTTATGGCACATCCGATGGCAAGAGCCTCAACAAGATTTTCCACTCTGTAGTATTAGGCTCCTGGCAGCAGTGGCAGAGAGACCCATATATGCTGCTCGTAAATGGCAGAGTAAAAGTATCCAAGAATTATGAGTATGACCTCACTGGAGCAAAATATCAGGATACCGGAATCACTTATGAAACATCAACCGGATGGCAGTATCCTCACAAGTACAGAACAGTACCGGGATTCGGTGCAGTACCGGTGCCTCCGTTCAAGGGAAGCACCAGCACCGGTGGATGTGATGGTATTTACAACAATGCCTCTGGGGTGCGTGTTGCCCTCCGCTTCGGTGATTGCGACAATGGTGCCAATGTTGGCGCTCGCTGCCGGTATCTCAACGCTGAGGCTGGCTATGCCTACTGGTACGTCTGCGCGTCCGTTCTTCTCTTGCCTCCTGTCGGCATAGCCGCATAGGGGGAGTGGGGGCCTTCCCCCACATAAGGTTTTGAACTAAAAGAAAAGTAAAAATATAAGGGGATAGGAATGGCGCCTCTGGGGTGCGTGTTGCCCTCCGCTTCGGTAATTGCAACAATGGTGCCAATGATGGCGCTCGCTGCCGGAATCTCAACAATGAGGCTGGCAATGCCAACTGGAACATCTGCGCGTCCTGATTCTATCTAAATATGGAGCATGAATCAAATGCCATTCCAATTCCTACACCGCAGGGCATTGAAATATGCCTCAACCACCATTATTGGAAGGGTAAGTGGTAAATAAATCCGATACAGGGCCAGTGGTAAAGCGGTCGCACCTGCCACTGGTAGGAGATAGAAGAAAAAATATCTTATAGGAGTACACGATGAAAGAGTACAAATATCTGTATCAAAGAATGCTGGATGAGGACATCATCCGCAAGGCATACAAGAAGTTACGCAAGGGAAAAACCAAGAGAAGAGAAATACAGCAAATCGATGCGAACCTGGATGCAGAAGTAGCGAAGATGCGAGAAATGATTCGGAATACAAGGCCGGGAGAAGTGGAACACCCAGAGCTGGCATACAAACCACACAAGCGAACTCCGAAGGTCATCAAAGAGCATGGAAAAGAGAGAAGGATATACATGCCAGAGATACACGAGCAATGGCTGCACCATATCATTGTACTGATACTGGAGCCGATTATCGTGGCCACAGCATATCCGTATTCTTGTGGGTCATTCCCGAAGAGAGGAGCTCACTATGGAAAGAAGAAAATCAAGTCATGGATGAGTGACATCAAGGGAACAAAATACTATGCGAAGCTGGACATCAGACACTTTTATGAGAGTATCCGGATAGATGTGCTCATGAGAGAGCTGAGCATCCGCATAAAGGATTCCTGGTTCCTGTACATCATCGAATTGTGTCTCAAAGGATTTAAGAAGGGAATTCCGCTGGGATTCTACATCTCGCAGTGGCTGGCAAATTACATCCTGGAACCGCTGGACAAATTCATCACGAAGACATTCCAGAAGTACGAGAGGTACATGGATGATATGGTAATATTCAGCGGAAACAAGAAGAAATTGCATGAAGTCATAGTAGAGATTGCAAAGATGCTCGGCCGGAGATTCCGACTGAAACTCAAAAACAATTATCAGGTAGTAAGATTCATATATGAGAGACCTGGAAAGAAAATAGGAAGACCGCTGGATTTTATGGGATTCCTATTTTTCAGAGACCGGATAACCATCCGGAAGAAAATCATGTTATCAGCGACACGAATGGCCACATATCTCGCAAAGAGAAAAGAGCAGGGAAAGAAATGGTATTTGAGAAAAGTGGAATCCATGGTCAGCTATGTGGGCTGGTTCACATGCACTGATACATATCAGGCATACCTGGACCGCATCAAGCCATGTGTGGACATCGGGAAGCTCAAGAAAATCATCTCAAGAATAAGGAGGAAGCAGAATCATGAAAGCATGGTCACAGGAATTGTGTGCAGAGAAGCCGGAGGAGCTGCAGCTTGTAGCGCCTGACACATATCTGCAGAGAAAAGATATCGAAGAATATCAGGAACCGGAAAAAGATGGAATGCCTGCTCATAGCGGATGGAAGTGTATGAGCAGAGAGATTTCCGTCAGCGAGTACAATATGCTGCAGAGCTTTGCAGAGATTAAAACCGATGAGGCAATCGATGCGTATACACTGCAGTTGATGGAGGAGGGCATACTGTAATGAGAACACTGGTCAAAAGTATGAAAAGGCTGTACGATGCCGGAAAAGTAACAAAAGAACAGGTAAAAGAAAGAGTGGTCAATGAAACCATCTCAGCAGAGGAGTACGAGTACATCACTGGAGAGACTTATGAGTAAGCTGGACCAGGTGGAAGTAGTAGAGACTCTCAATACAATCATCTCGATACAATCGGGAGTGATAAATGAGTTGTTTTTGCTACTGTCACAATATGTAGCCATGGAAGAGCTGGAAAACAATGCAGTGGTCGAGAGAATCAACACAGCAGCGAGACTCCGGCAGGATTTGGAGTAAAGAAGAGAGGCAGAGATGCCTCTCTTTTATGTTGGATGGAAAGGAGGACATCGTATGGCACTCGATGAAGTAGAAATCGCGCAGAGATTACAGGACCACAAAGGAAGAATCGGCTCCCTGGAGCACCGGATGGACAATGCAGAAGAAGTGATAAAAGAAATCAGAACCATCTCGGAAGGACTGCAGGTACTCATCACAAAGTCTGAGAACACACAGAAAACTGTGGACAAACTGAGTGATGACTTTGAGAAACTCAAGGCAGAGCCGGCAGACAGAATGAAGCAAATCAAATCAGCAATCATTGCAGCGGTGGCCAGTGGTATTGTTACCGCGGTCATTACCGCTGTAATTACAGCACTAACACTATCATAAAAGGAGGTACAAACTCATGAAGAAACCAACAGCAGCAACAATCGCCAGAACAGTGATTCTGGTAGTGGCACTGGTAAACCAGGCGCTCACAATGGCAGGGAAGAGTATTCTCCCTATTTCCGATGAGCAGATTACGGAAGTGATCTCTCTCGCATTCACTGTTGTATCCGCTCTCATTGCATGGTGGAAGAATAACAGCTTCACGCAGGCTGCCATCACTGCAGATGAGACGATGAAGACATTGAAATCCAAGAAATAACCAAAAGAGAGGGGCAGGCAACTGCTCCTCTCGTCATATCGAAAAAGGAGGTCCGCAATGAGTATCAAAATTTGTTTAGATGCAGGACATTATGGAAAATACAATCGCTCTCCGGTGGTACCGGAATACTACGAATCTGACATGGTGTGGAAACTCCACATGATGCAGAAGGCCATCCTGGAGGGATACGGATTCGAGGTAATCACAACCAGAGAAAACCAGGCAACCGACAGAGGACTCTTTGAGAGAGGAAAAGCATCAGCTGGATGCGCGCTCTTTATCTCGAACCACAGCAACGCATGCGGAAAAGAGTATGTGGATTATCCGGTGGCAATTTGCCTCCTGGATGACAGCAAGATTGTCATCGATGATGAAGCAAGAAGAATCGGAGAGATTCTGGCCAAGGTAGTGCAGGAGACTATGGGAACCAAACAGGCAGGAAGAGTCAGCACCAGACAGTCAGCAAATGACAGAGATGGAAATGGAATACATGATGATGAGTATTATGGAGTGCTTCATGGAGCGAAAATGGCCGGCACACCTGCTCTCATCCTGGAACATTCTTTCCACACAAATACCAGAGCAACACAGTGGCTGCTCGATGATAACAACCTCAGAAGACTCGCGGAAGCTGAGTGCAGAGCTATTGCAGCATATTACGGAATGGACAAGCAGGAAGAGCCTGCAGAAGAAGACCACAATATGTCAAAGGCTGAATTCATCGAATTTGTCGGCAAGGTGGCGATGGAAGACTGGAAGCAGAGAAAAATCTGCCTGCCTTCCGTAGTGGTAGCACAGGCCATCAAAGAATCCGGAGCTGGCACCAGTGAGCTCGCTCAGAATGCGAATGCAATCTTCGGAATCAAGAAGAATGGATGGACCGGAGAAACCTACATCAAGGATGCAGGAGAACAGAATCCGGACGGAACATACCGCACAGACAAGAATGTGGAGTGGAGAAAGTATGGCTCCTGGAGAGAGAGTATCATCGACCACAATGATTATATCGCCACAAGAAAAATCGGCAAGCAGACAGAGCCGAACTACAAGGCGGTAATCGGAGAAACCGACTACAGAAAGGCAGTGGAAGCACTCCAGAGCGCAGAGTATCCATACGCAACATCGCTGACCTATGCGGAGTCTCTCATCAATGATTATATCTTGAAGTACAACCTCACAAGATTCGATGGAGACAATGTGTCTGAGGATACCACATCCGAAGAGACCATGTATCGCATCCAGGCAGGAGCATACAGAGGCAAGGATGCTGCAGAGGACCAGAAGAAGGCTATCATCAGCAAGGGAATCGATGCAATCATCATCGAAGAGGATGGCATGTACAAAGTCCAGGCTGGATTGTACAGAGTGAAGGCGAATGCAGATGCTCAGCTCAACAGAGTGACCGATGCAGGATTTGATGCCTTCATCAAGGTACTGGCCGGCACGAAGGCAGAAGAGAAAAAAGAGATTGCAGTAGGCGATACAGTGACAGTGCTGAAAAACACCACATACGAAGGAAAGTCATTCAAGACATGGTATGACAAGTACGATGTAATCTCTATCAGCGGAGATAGAGTGGTAATCGGCATCGGAGAAACAGTGACCTGCGCAATTCACAAAGAGAACATCGCACCGGCATAAAAAGGCAAAGTTGCACCGGTGCAACAGTAGAGGGAGACTCTCCGGAGCCTCCCTCTTTTTTAATGTCACTTTTTTGTTATGGTGGGCGAAGCGATACATAATGAAATAGTGAGCTATAAGGTAACAAAAAGAGTCTCCCCATCCCATACACACTCTTTGAGTACTGATTTGACAATGGCATTCTTTTCATCCGCAGAGAATGCATCGAAATTCTCCAGGAGATGCACAATCTCCTTCTTTTTATCGTTGGCGCTCCGGAGCTCACGAGCAGCAATGCGCTCATCAGCAGCGAGAGACAGATGCTCTGCCTTCAAGGACTGATACTGAGCATCCAGGCGCTCAATCTCTTCGATGATATATTTCGCAGCAGCTGAGCTTTGATTCTGAGCAAGAGAACCGGCAAGATT